TGGGTTCATATCGCCATCCTGCGTAAACGATCTACCTATTACAGAACCAGTTTGGAAAAACATGTTTAAAGCTTCTTGCGGATTATAGTTTGTTCCATTACCTAAGTCGATTTCAGCTAATCCATCAGCATCTAAGTAAACTCCATCTGGAACCATTCTAGCCATTACTTGTTGAAGTTTTAGATGTGTTAACTGAATCATGTCTGCAAAACCAGTAATTCTACCCACTAACGATTCAATCTTACCATTATACATTCTAGGAGCAACAATAGTATAATTCATTTTAACCTTAGTAAAATCACTCTTAGGTCTTAGCATATTTCTAGCCATCTCCCATTTAAGTAGTTTATCAGTACCAAGAATCATAGCGCCTTCATATAAACATTCTATCGACCGTAACATTTTAGAGTATCCACCTTCTTTATCTGCTGGAGGATCAAAACTATCATCTTTAGATATAATTTTATCAGCACCAGTTCCAGTTTCTTTTACTTTATAAACTTCATTCATATAGGTTTTATAATTAAAATATAAAACCTGTATAGTGTTATTATCTTCTTTATCAATAGAAAACCTAGTACTATTATTATTTCTATTAAAACTTTTATTTTTTGCTATATCCTTAAGATCACCCTCTGTTAAATGAGGAAATTGTTTAGCTAATTCATTTATTGGTATAGATTTAACTTCACCAACGTAATATATATCATCAAAATAAGGAGAATCTGTGTAAGAATATACTAGATTAGCTGGATCTACATAATCTATAGTAACACCTTCCGACGTGTTAAATGAAGTTTTTGCCGCACCAATACCTATAGTTGTTAAATCATAATAAAAACGCTTTTTAATTAATTCGTAGTTATTACCATTCATCAATGTATTAATAGCTTGTTCCTCCGCTATCTCTACAGATTGCTTATAATTTAGTTGCATGTGCAATTGTAATTCGTCGGTTGATCCTGGCAGTTCTGGTATTGTACTATTTCTTAAATTTACACCCAATTGAGCTCTAGCTTCATTATGAAAATCACTCATCTGCATATCAGCAAGTACAGCTTCCATATATTTAGTTCTTTTTTTAACGCCAAATGGATCTTGTGAGTATGCTTTTATATCATACATACGTTCCGCTATTCCATTAACAACTATATCTACGAATTTAGAGATAATAGGAACTGGCTTCCAATCTAAATTAAGATAGGACAAATCACCGTTTATCGATAACTCATCCTTATATTTTTGAATTGATTGTTCGCCTCTTGCATACAATCTTAAATTATGAAAATTGTTATGATTAGCTTTATATCTATTAAGACTTCTATCGTTGTTGAACCATTCTGTCTCTATAGCTTTAGCAACCTTTAAACCATAATCGTAACTTAATTTCTCAACATCACTTACGGTTTGACTTGGAAAATAACTTTTAATGCCAGACTCTGCCATATTTATTTTTTAATTATTTTAGACATACTACCTTTATTTTCATATTTAGAAATTTGTATGTTTAATTTTGGTTTTTCTATTTTTGCATTTGGAGCATATAAATGCCTGTTGTTTGCCATGATCGCTAAACCTGAACTAATAGACGCATCAAACTTTGTACGTTTATTTATATCAAATCTAGACCAATCATTTAATAGTTCATTAAAATATAAGTCTCCAAATGTTCCATCTTGCTTCATACCTACATGATCTTGTATATACATTTCAATCGCCGCGGCATGCGCTTGTTTTATATCTTCGCTAGAGTTAGGAATTCCTCCAACTTCTTTTTCTGCAACGGACAGTTTATTCCATATCTTGTCCGGCCTGTTCATGCTAAATCCTCTATAGCCTCTTCTTCTGAGATAATAAAGTAACCTAGGTTTATTATTCTCTGCTAATATTGGCATACCATAAAATACTAGTGCCATTAAAACATCTTCAAAGAATATTTCAGCCGTAGGTGGTCTTGATAGGTATTCTAAAAAGAAGCTGTTCGCAGGAGCGTCCTCCATACTAAACCTGGTTAAGCCGTGTAATGCTCCTTTAGAACCTTGTCCATCTACGGTCCCTGATATATCATACGAGTCACAACCAAATGCTCCCATGTGTTCATTACCAGGATATTTTATACCATTTTTAAGTACCACCATATTTTGTAATCCAGTCTTTGGAACCCAACTAACTTTGAATCTACCATTTTGATCTGGATAAAATATAACTTGTGAGTCTTTTACTCCGTTAACCCATTGGAAATTACCTTTTGTAACTCCTAAAGTCCTAGACATTTCTTCATTATAATCTATCTGCTCGTATATCTTAACTAAGTTGAAAATACTTCCTTTTGCTTCATCTCTAAAAGCATGTTCAGTAGTTTTAGGGAATTGTCTATAAAATTCATTTAAAGCATCATGATCACCTTTTAAACCATCAGCTTCATTTTGCCAATGTTCTATGATACCTACATCTATTAATTCACCATCTGGGGCGAACACATCGTGGTCTGGTGTATCAAAAACTGGAATTCCGTGCTCATCAATAAATCCTTCGTAGTTCCACTCCATTGGGATAAACAGAGAATATAAACCAGACTTCGTTTGGCCATTTCTATTTCTTTTGGTGACATCTGATGCGTTATATAGTTTCTTAAAATTGTCTCCACCTTTATCTAATGCGTTTGAAGTTGAGCCCATCATACATTTACCGATAATTCTACTACCTAATCGTAAACATGTTTTTGTAACTCTCCAGTTGTTTAATATATTATCGGGTCTCTCCCACTTACCACTTTCATCATGTACTAGTAAATTTAGTTTTTCACCGTCATAACTGTTATCTCCAGTGTTCTTCCAGTCAATAGTTGTATCTAATCCTTGTATATTCTCTAACTTCTCGTTAGCTGTAATTTTCTTTCTTGTAAACTTACTAGCTGGTACTCTGTATGCTAATTCTGTTTTAGGCCGATCCATACCATCTTGAATCGGTTTAAAAAAGAATGGATAATTTACACTAATTGGAACTACTTTATCTGTAAACATCTTCTTAGCATCCCAACCTGTTTTAGATAATACACCATACCTACTATCGGTTGCTAACGTGGCTAAGTTAACTGCTTCTGCAGATGACATAAAAGAAAATCCTGAACGTCTATTCTTTAGATAACATATACCGTAACATCTTTTATCTGCTTTACATGCCTCCCAAAATATATAGAATAATCTATTTGCCTCTCTAAAATCTGGAGCGCCAACATCAATTTTACTCCATTGTAAATACATGTAGTGTGTTCCTACTATATAAATTGGTTTATCTTTACTCATAAACCAAAACCCCTCGTCTCTTCTTTTAAACTCTTCGTCTATATAATCGAACCATTGTTCCTTTTGTTCATCTGGATAGTTCCTCCAATCAAATATATTCTTTATCCTACTTAATTCTTTAGGATATTCTTGTTTAATCCACTTGTTTTTATCGTGTTTATATACTTTTTTAGGTACTTTAGGTAATGCTACCCGCAGATTTTGGATTTCATAGATTTCACCAATTTGACCAGTTTTTGATATAACGATAACATCATGTTCTTTATTGTATCCATATTTCCATTTTTTACCTTTATTAAGTCTACTGATAGTAGTCTTTTTTATTGGCTCAATTATTTTAACTAAATCTTGTTCGTACATTATTTAGATCTACCTTCTGCGAATCCCTTAAAAACTTTCTCTCTTCCTTCTTCAGGTGTCTTTCCCTCGAGTAAGTTCTCTTCTTCTTGAATTCTATTAAGTATTTCAAACGCGTCAAATATAGCTAATTTTTTAGTAGCTGCGGCATTCTTTAATCTATCTGCCGATATATCATCATCTGAATCTACAATTGCTTCTTTAGCGACTTTAATCAGTTCTTCAACTGCTTTATGCCCAGCTTGGATTATATTCCTCTTCGTCTCCTTGATATTCATATTTGATCGTGATAAAATTAGATAAAACTCTGTATAATCGTTCTTTGTCGATTATAAACTCATATTCACTACTTGGTCTAAAACCAACTAGTTCGTCGACCTTAACAGTGCCATCTGAATATTTGACGATACCAATTAAGGGTCTTTCTATATTTACATTAAGTGGATCGTCCGTTTCTTTTAAAGGTTTTACAAAACAAAATCCTTTTGGGGCATTCCACTTATTATTTCTTTTATATAGAAATATTTGGTCTTGGGTTATAAGATAAGTAGACTCATTAAAATAACTTCTACTATTTTTCTCTTCACCACGAATATTATGCCATCTACGAAATACATTGTGATGTACTATAATTTCATCTCCTGGTTGTATATTTGTATCACCAATTATAGGTGTAGATATAACTTTTGCTACTCTATTTACAAATTGATGATTAAAAATCTCAGTATTTAATATAAGATCACCACCTTCAACTTTTTTAGTATTATTATATCTTTCTCCTATTGGTGTTACAACAAAGTTGTAAACACTTTTCATTAGTATTCTAGATTATACTCTACAGATACAGCCATGTTCTTGTTAAAGTCTTTCCACGGTAATACGTCGTTATCTTTTCTGATATAAACAGAAAACTTATCATCTTCTTCTATTATATCACAGATTTTATGTCCACCATATACTTCTTGGCCAACGGCATAGTGCATGGCGTCGTTTTTATAATCTTTACCTATACTAATCTTCCTTATCAGCTTCGCCATTTTCTGATGTGTTAGGTTCTTCAGGATAACTTATTTCTCCAGTTTGAATATTTATATTATCCGTTCCGTATTCTTTATAGAATTCTCCTCGCATTTCTTGAATGTCGTTTTGCACATTTTCTAACGCTTTAAGTAAACCATATTTTTTAACTTCTAAATTTCCAATATCTACAGTAACATGATCTATTGTTTTGATAGTGCTTTGTAGTTTGTTTAATTCTTGATCTGTTATTTTTTCTGGTTTAGGAGCTAAGTTAATTACCTTCTCCGCTTTCGGTGTTTTTCTTTTTGCCATTTTATTTAATTTAAGTTAATTATTATTTGTTTTATTTTAAGGTGTACTTGAACTCCAAGTAGGACTGTTAGTTAACGTTCCTTCGTTTGAATTTGAAGAACTATCTGCAACTGTTGTTCCTGTATTTTCTTCCATTCTCCAGTATCCTACTAG